ATTGACTTGATTTTCTCGGCTCTATCTAAACCCCTTGCGATTAACCTATTTCCATTTGCGCAAACAATAGACAAAGGAGAAACCCCAAAAGTAAATAGACTGGACAAGCCCCATTCTTCAACTGTTTGCTTTATGGAATCGAATTGCGATTCTTTGATAGTATCGTAAACTTTTCTAACTAGAATACCTTTAAAGTAAGGCTCTGTAAGCATCATGTAAACTATCTTACAACAAGCAGCATGGGTTTTACCACTACCCCTACCACCCCAAAGTAGAATGTATCTATCTTGATTATCAAAAAGGTCTGCAAATGGTGTATTTACAACCTTACTAAATTTAGGTAAATTGACTATCAATCGTTACCGATATTTACTGTTATGCTTTTGCCTCCTGTGGTGTGGTCTATGTAAGATTGATTAAGGTTTTGTCTTTCCTCTGGTGTGCAAACCAATCTGTATAAGGCTAACAACTCGGCGGCTTTATCCCCTCTTTGTAGCTTTGCTCTAATTTCTGACTTGATAATAACCTTGTTTTGGTCTATCAATCCCTTTAACTCGTTAAATTCGTTAGACTCAATTGGAAAAAATTCGTAAAAAGTAGGCTTAGAAATAGGTAACCAAGCTACTGCTTCCTCAACAAAATGAAGCTTATGTTTTACAATTACTTCCTTTGCTTGTTCGTAAATCTTCTTTCTATCGTATGCCATACCCCAAAAATACAAAATATTTACAATTAATCAAAATGGTTCCATTACTTGCTGTTGTTTTCATATTGTTTATTTTAAAGGTTATTCTCTATACAAACTTTCCACACATTGTTGTAGCTGTGTAAGGTCTTGAATACTTGTCGCACTTCCTTTTTGTTTTACAAAATCAACTACATTTAAAATTAACTCAAGGTTTTTTGATGTCATACTAAAACCTAACATTCCTAATGCTCTGACAATGTTTTTGTCTTTGTCTTTAATTTCTGCTTTCATATTGTTTATTTTAAGTTAATACTGTCAGTTGATGGAAGGGGAAGCCAATGTGTTATTTTATAATTAACACTGCCGTTTATATTTGTTGTAAATGACCATGTGTCAACGCCATCAAACCACCATTCCGCAACCATTTGTTCAATTCTTGTAAAGTATTCAACAATAACCAAATAGTCCACACTTTCTTTATTGTTAGGCATTTCAGGCAGCCTCTCTTTACAATCTACCCACTGATTAGCGTCTTTAAATCCTTCAACATATCCAATCTTGTAAGAATACATATCTTTTCCACTTCTTGTTGGGCGGTCTATATCTTTAAACGCTTCCTCCGCTTGTTTTTCTAGTTCTGTCATTTTAGTAGGGTTTTAAAGTGTTTCGTGTTTTTTGATTACTGCCATTATACTAAGCTTATCTAATTCATTACAGTAACATAATTTCAAAGCCTCCAACAGCTCCTTTTTATCTTCTGCTGCTAGTTGGGTAGCAATATTATATCCAAACTCTGCACCTTTAACAAAGCCATTTAAACTTCTTTTATTTGGTTTTAAATTTAATCCTGTTCGTTTAATTATAGCTTCATACCATTCATTAGCAGCAATTTCAAATTGTTCTTGTAAATTTTCCATAATCGTAGTTGTTACTCGTTAATAATTCCGTTAATTTGATTGTCAAAGCATTTTGACGTTAAAAACTGATAGTCAAAATATTTACTCGTTAATAATTACTTCATCCACTCCGTATTTTTCAGCTATTTCTTGAAGCGTGAGTTTGATGGTGGTTTTATCTAATGCGGGGTCGGTGGTAATTCTTGCACTGCTTTTTGATATGCTTTTGACGCTTCTTCTTCGTTTATAAAATACCCTAACTGCTTTACCTTTTTATCAATTACTATTGTTGACCTCCATTTTTTAACTTTTTCAACCCAATAAACTCCTTTATATTTACTAGAATATTTACCCTGTGTCTTACATACATTAAATCTGTTTGGCACAATTTGTAAATTATCAACTCGGTTGTCTGTTCTAATATCGTTTATATGGTCAATAACTAATACCATTCCAGAAGGTTTATGATTTAAAAAGGCAATAGCTACTAATTGATGAACCATTTTAGTTTCACGTTTTCCGTTTTTAAATAACCAAATTCTTAAATAATTATCACTAGATGCAATTGGTTTTAAAATCTTTTCTTCAATTTTTTTTAATGACTTTAAGCGACCCAAACTACTTACTTGATAATGCCCTTCATAACCTTCAATGTCTTTCCAAATTTCCATACTAATAAAAAAGTAAAAACCCTACTAAAAAAGGTGCCTCGGATGACCTTAATTAATAGAGTTTTTATGTAAAAGTTCTTTGAAGTTCCGAGGCTTCGTTACACAAATATAATCTATTTTTGGCATTAATCCGAAGTGTGTTTATTTTATTTTTAGTCAATAATTTCAATCCATTTCCATTTTTTGCTGCCATCAGAGCCTTGCCACATTTGCTGTAACATTGGTACTCCTATAATATTTTTCTTATATCTTAAACAAGGTGTTAAATGATAAAAAATTCCTTCATCCCCATAAACAGGTTCTTTTTCAATGGTGGATACTAGTTCAAATCTTGATTTATCATACCAAAAATCAAAACCTCTTATTTTAATGTCAATTCCGTAAGTTTTTTCCACTTCATATATCTTACCGTTGATTAAATTACCTAAAGAAACTTCATCATGAACACACCTCACCATATCACCTACTTTGAAGTCTGTTTGGTTATCTACATTAATTATAGTAATACCTCTTTCTAACTCCTCCCCATCATCAGTAAGTCCTAAGTCTGAGGGGAAGATTTGGGTGTAGCCTTTTTTTTCATCTTCTGAACGAATAGTTGCCATTCTGTTAAAATTACCTATCGTAAAACAATACTCTTTTCCTGTCAATATCTTTTTCCCTCTATGAATCCACTCACATCCCATCTCAAACAATTTCTCCTGTACTGCTTTGCTTAACTTTTCGTTGCCATTGATAGCAATGTAGGTGTTTTTTAATTCTTCTTTTGTTTTCATAATCTTATTTATTTAATCAATATCGCCTTACTATCAAAATCCACCACCTCACTTAAAACGGAATGGGGAACGGATTTGTAAACTCCTGTTGCTGGGTTTAGTATCTCGTGGAACGTATGCCCATCTTCATTGGTATTTGTTCCTGTGAAGTTAAATTTAGTGCCTTTGTGCGTGAAGTAAACTTCAAAGTTAGGCGTGAAGGCTTGGTAGATTTGGGCTTTCATAATCGTTTTGTTTGGTATTCAAATATACAAAAGTATAAGTTTAGAATTGTTCTAAATAAGACTTGAATTGTTCTAAGGAGCGGATAAGGTAGTATTCAAAACCTAAGGATTTAACTTTTCTTTCAAATTGTTGTTGATCGTCTGACTGTTTACCCTTTTCTTTTTTTAGCTCAATAAATACTATCCTATTGGGTTGAATCACTATTAAGTCAGCAACTCCCGCAATTAGCCCCGTAGCTTTAAATAACATTGCTTGCGCTTTAGACCTTTGGCCGCCGTTTGGTACTGCAAAAATAATATGTTGCGGATTACTTAATTTAGTACAATATTTATTGTGATAGTACTTAAATAATTCAGCCTGCAGAATATCTTCGGTCGATGTGCTTAATTGTTTCATTTATGAATGAGTTAAATGTTCTTACTTTGTTGCCTTGTAAACTACTTCTTTGTATTGCTTGATAGTACGGCTTTAATTTAACCTCTAATCTGTTAAATAAATGTCCACTTGCTTTATGTTTATAGAATTTACTTTCTTCATACCCATCAAATAATTCGTTAAATGAATTGTAAACTATTTTCCTAGCGTCTAATGTTTCTAATTGGTTTTTTTCGCAATAATCAATAATCTTTTCGGGTTTAGGTAAAAGATATTCACCTTTTCTTATTGGTGTTCCTGTTGCAGATAAGGCAGTACTAAAATAAACTCTTTCAGCTCCACAAACTTCACATATTAAAGAATTGGCCGCAATAATACTTTCGCAACTGTGGCACTCTCTTACGGCTGCTGGTTTTGGCTTTCCTACTTCTATTGTTTCCTTATCGTAAAACATACCATTCCATTCCCTTTCATCGCTCCACGCTCCAAAATCTTCATTGTTATTACCCATGTCTATAACAGTAAAACTATCTTTAAATATCTTATTGGTTATTCGGCCACCGCGGCCAACCATTTGTAAATAAAGGTTTACTGATTTTGTTTTTTTATTTAAAAATATTACTTCAACATCGGTACAATCGAATCCCGTTGTAAATACTTGAACGTTTAATAAAATTGCGTTTGGTGTTTCTTTAAACCAATCTATTAAATCCTTTCTATTTTCTTCTTTATTATTGCTATCGAACATTTTAACAGGCAACCCATCTTTCAGCATTGCGTCATAAAGTATTTTATTGACTAAAGTGTTAGGATTAAAAATAATTGTTTTTTTATTTAGTGCTAAATCCTTGTAAACTTTTATTGTATTTTCTATTGCCTCTGGCGATCCAAACACTAAACCAATACTTTCCTCTGTATATTCGCCCCTTGATTCGTCGTAAACCAATCTTGACGTATCAATATCTAAAATATGGTTATCGTCCTTTACTAAAAAATCATTTTTTATTAGTTCAGAAATACCAACACCCTCAATTAAAGTGTGGTAATAGTCGGCCAAAGGAACATTTTCTTTATATTTTTTTAGCTTTCTATTGCAACATTCTCCATAAACATTATATTCATTTCCACACTTTAGGCACTTAAAAAAGTATCTGTTTTTCTCATAGTTTGGCGTAGCCGTAAATCCAATAACCTTACCATTAAATTGGTCTAGTATCTTCATAAATTCCCCTCGATGGCATTCATCCACAATTATAGTATCAAAGTGGTTTATATTTACATCACCTTTTTTAATTCTATTATTTAAAGTTTGCACCATTGCCACACATACATCCTTTGAAATTGACTTAGTTTTAGGAAGTAATAAATCGTGTTCTACCTTTAAAGTTTCGGATGTTTGGTAAACTAATTCCTCACGATGTACGCAAATTAATATGTTTCCGTTCAGTCTATTTACTAATTCTGAAAATACGACAGTCTTTCCACCGCCTGTGGCCAAAGAAACACAACACCTTTGATTGGTTCCTAAGTGAAATAATACTTTTACTATTACTTCTTTTTGATAGTATCGTAGATCCATATTAAAAAGGCATTTCGGAATCGACAGTTACTTCACCAATGTAAAAAACAAAAACCCCATTGTATTTACTTTCCTCAAAAGCTATTTGATTAAAATCGCAATAGTCTTTAACTTTTTTATTGAACTTTTGCGGTGTGTTGAATTTAGCCACGTTTGGATATTGTCTATTGAATTCATCTCTGAAATCCTTTCTGTTTAATGGGCTTCCATCAAACTTTTTAAGCTCCATAAACTCAATAAATTCTGTACCCATTTCATTTCTAAACTTCCTGTATTTAAGGTTTACTTTGTCGCTTTGCACTAATCCGTTTTTAAGAAAAAATTGTACGCATCTAATCATAAAATTGTCAAATTTTGCCCACTCTTGTGCATCCCATTCAGCAAAAAATAAATGTTTAAATTCCATTTCAGGAGTCCAATTCTCATTAAAATAATTAGCTATTTCAACTTCAAAAACTCTACGTTCATGTGAAGCACCAGAACCATTAATTGTATAATTTGTTGTAATTGATATTTTTGGACTTTCTTTAAATGGTATTTGGTAAGCATCTTGTCCTTTTTTCTCTACTGTCATTCCCTCTGTAATAATCGAAAAAAGGCTTTCAAAGTTAAAGTGCTTTGGTACGTCATCCATTAAAAATATTTGAGTGTCCTTGTTTACCTTTTGATAAGCAAATTGACTTTTAGAATCAAACTTTTTTCCATCTTCAATTACTACATTTTTAATGTGTCCAATTGCCCTATGAATTAATCCCTTTCCAGAACCGCCATTTGGTATATCTTCACTAATCATTTCATCATTAAAAATAATTGCTTTTGGCTTTGCTTCGTTTTGGTAGCTGTGCATTAAATATCCAATAACCGATTTTAACGTGTAGTATCGTTCTGGTTTCTCACCCGACACTTTCCAAATGAATGTTTTAAATACTCCCTTACTTTCTGGTGATAAAACAATATCCCTTTTTATTACTTGATTTGTCCAAATTAAATCTGTTACATCTGAATAAGGAAGTGTTACTATTTCGTCTTTTGTTGTTTTCACAACTGCATTTTGATAGTAAACAAATGAAGTATCGGCGGTATCTCTATTAAAAACAACATCAATTGAACTTACCATTGATAGATAATTGCTAAGGAAGTACGAAGTAGTATTTGCCATCAGTTCAAAAGCGTCAATATGCCCACGTTTACGCAAATCTGATAAAACAAAATCTTTTATTTTTGGTTCTTCAAATACCGAAATAAAGTTTTTATCATTTTTTACAAATAAGAAAGTACCACTATTTTCATCTGGATAAAACTTAAAGATATTATTGTATTCTAAATATTGCATGAATCGGTAAGTAGCTAATCTTATCTGTTCATTTTCTGAATAATACCAAAATTCATCAAGTTTTAACTGTTGTTTATGAAGTTCAAACTCTACTTTTACTTTTTCAAAATCAATATCCTTTATTTTGTTTTTAAGTTTTTCAATAGGCTCTCCAGATATTGCAATGTTTTTTATTTCGTTTATCCTTTTTGTATCTTCAAACTGTCTTGTATTAAATTCTGTTGTGTATTTATAAGCCGAATCAATAAGGCTTTGTATTTCCTTTTCTTTACCACCGCTATCATAACGAAATAAATAGTTTTCACAAATTGACTTATCCACACCAAAAGCATTCATTTGCCTTGCATAAGCATGAAGATTGCTATTTCTATTTGTTGCTACCCATCGTTTAGTAAACCACTTTTCTAGTCTTTCTGCTATCTCGTTTTTATCAGTAACAGGAATATTAATTATTTTTTGTTCAATCGGTAATGGTCGATGAAATTTATCAGTAAAAATTTGGCTTTCATTATTTATAAAAAGGTTTTCATCATATGACAAATAACAAGACCTAGATATGTCTTTTGTGCTTTCATCTAAAGTAAAATACTTTTTATAGTGATTTACTAACTCTAAATAATAGTCTTGATAATCATTGTTATTATCAACAAACGGAATTTTAACTAATACTTTTAAACCATTTCCGCTGGGAGATATAAAAGAAACAAAAGTAAAAGCATCTTTATTTACTTTTTCTATTAATTCATCTAATTTATCTACGTGATCAAAATCTAAACAAGTCAATCCAGAATGAGCCTTTAAATTTGCGTTTGCCCTAGTTGTGAACGTTCCACAAAAAGTAACTAAAGGCAACTTTTCTTTTAAAGCCTTTCTTTTGTCTTTGTCTGATTCAATTCTTATTGAAGCAATTTGTTTTTTATACTCACCATTTTTTATTAAGTCAAGGATTTTAAAAACAGAAGTGTCTTTAATAGGTGCTGTTGCGAAAAGGTTTTTGTAAACTGATATTTTCATAGTCGTAATTTAATTTGAAAAGCCCTGTTAAGGTAGCCACGACCAAGAGGCATTCCGAAACAAGGCTTTTAAATAATGTCTTATTGAAGCGGTCGTTATTTTAAGACAAATATAAACAAAATATACATACAAACAAACACTGGCAAAAAAAGCAAAAGTTTAAAACACTAAAAACAACTTTTACCAGTAATAAACCTAATGATATCTAAGGAAAGGTAAAAAAGTATAAAAATTAGCCCTCTATCTCTATACTCTAATATGTGAAACTACTTTTAAAAAAAAACATAATAAAAAAATGCGTTTTTTTTTTTTAAATTTTATTTTATACAACAATCAATTTACTAAAATTTTTTGCCTTTTTTGCCTTTACCTTGATAATACTAGAAAGTTGTTTTTTATTTTTTACCCCAAAACCCAAAAAAAAGCCCCGAAATTACTCGAGGCTTATTTTAATTGGATAGAATTTGTTTAAAATGGTAGATCATCTTCCGAAACCAATCCAGCTTTAGTAGGTGCTGATTTAGCTGAAGTTGGTTTTGACGATACGGGTTCCGCTTCAAGTCGCCAACATTCCAAACTTAAAAAATACCCGTCCGCGCCCGTTGTTTTGTTCGTGTACTTCTTACCGCGAATGTTAATGTGAGCGGTTACGGTTTGCCCTACGCTGTATTTATCCAGCACGTCGCACTTATCTTGCGTAAACTGCATTGGGATAAATTGGGGATACTGTTCGGCGGTTTCCACGACAAACTCCCGCTTTTGAAATTTGTCCGATACTACTTGTGTATCGTTAATTACTACGATTTTTCCTTTGATTTCACTCATGGTTATTTGGATTTAGTTGTTACTTGATTTTAAATCTTAAATCTTGCATTATTTTAAAATGGTTTTGCCTTGTGTAAACGTCAGTGTCAAGCAAGTTTTGAAACGTTCGGCATGAATGCAAAATTGTTGCATGGTCGCGATTTATTAAAGCTCCTATAAAACTAAGGCTTAAATCTGTTTTTGTTCTAGCAATGTACGCGAATTGATGGCGGCTCATTACAATTGAATGTTTACGGGATTTACCCATAACATCCTGTTCGCTAACTGATTTTTGCTGGCAAATTAATTTCATGGCCCTATCTAAAAACTCACTTGGTTTTATAACTTGTGAGGATTCTAAACCCGCAAAAATGTAGGGATGGATATTCATAACTTAGGTATTAAAACGGTTTCTATATAATTTCTACACTCTATTACACGCGCTTCTATTGCTTTGATTGCGTCCGCGTCATAATCAAAAGCGAATGATTTGATACGCAATTCAATCGGCGTATTTTCGTAGCTGTGACGGGCTTTTATTTTGTTGTATAGTTCTTCGTCAACTTCATCAAGTCCTAGCTTAAAGGCTTCTTTTCTTGCATCGGAATCTATAATAAACTCAGGCGAATCTACTAAGCAATAATCTAATGAAGCCTTTTTAAGCCCCGTTAAAGCCATGTAACCTTGTAATTGATACCAATACCCTTTATCGATTTCCAATTCAAACAATGGGAAGCTAAAGCAGTCCTGCGAACATTTTACATCGCGGACAATATCGGTTAAAATATCGGGCGTTCCCGTCATGTATTCATTTTCAAAAAACTTTTCGTTTTTAACCATGAATCCATGAACTTCGCTAAGTAGTTCGATTGCTGAATCTTCTTGCAATGTGCCTTTCATGATGGCATTTCCGTATAGTTCTTTACGTTTACCGTACACTTGCTCTTTTACCCAATTTTCCAAATAGGTAATGCAAGTTTGCCCCATTGTGTCTTTTGCGCGTCCGTTGGTCATAATTTGACCAATTGCGCTACATCTAATTCTGAATGTTGGTAATGTTTTCATCGCTAATAAAGTATTTAGTTTGTATTTGTTGAATTGTTGTTTTGCCACTTTTTAAAGCTTCCTTTGCGCTTTCCCACTTTTCGTGAGTTGGCGTAAGCTCTGGTAATTTTGGCGCGGTTACAGCTACTCTAATTGCGTCGTGAAATTCACCAAATGCTTTTACTTTTTTAACGGTCAAAGTAATTCGTTTGCCGTACCAGTCCTCTATAAATTCAGAACCTAAAGCCTTTGCAATAGCTTTTGAATTGGTGCTGTTTAGAATTAGCGGCTTAAACTCTTTCAAATGAGCAACCGCGCATTCAGCTTCACCACCATTTCCATCGTGAACCATTTGTTTTTTAGCTTCGATAATCGTTACAATTGTATCGACGTACTTACCATTTTCATCGGCTAAATCCCATGAGCCTATAAAATTTGGATTTCTTAGTTTTTTGAAATGTGTTTTCATATCCTTAGTTTTAAATTGTTAATCTTACTTTGATTCCATCAACATTAACGTACACATAGTTAAGCGTGTCGTTTTGTTGTTCAAAAAGCACATCGAAAACAGTACTCAAATCAACCCCGTTTGGTTCTACCAAAATGGATGGTTCGGCGTCTAAATCCGATGTACAATGAACGTGCGCAGCATAAAAATAAATACCGTTTTTTTGGCAAAGTTTAATAACCTTTTGCAAGGCTTTTAAACTGTTTGCATAATCTTTGTGATGTTGTTTTGTTGGCTTTCTCATAATCGTTATTTGTTTGGTATACCACGAATTTAATAAAACTATCTTGAATTTATGCTATAAAGTATAAAGTTAGAATGATTCTAAATAAGAACTTATTCTAATTCATCAAAAATTGATACTTGTTTAGCGTTTTCTTTTACTTGTATTCCAAAAGCAGTTTGTAAAATTGTTTTACCAGCTTCATAATCGACAAGGTTTCGAGCTATTTTTTGAACAACCTGTTTTCCTTTATATTTAGTAAAATCATAATTATGAAATTCGCACCATTTTTTAGTTTCATTTTTGCTTTCCATTATAGAACACTTTCTTTCCATTATATTATTAGGCAAAGGAAAATTAGTCCAATATAAATGCCTACCTTTTTTAATTGCGGGAATTAAAGGTTCATAATAAGGAATTACATTTTCTACGCAATATTTACCCTCATAATAATTTTCTAAAAACAATATTTCCTCATAAAGTTTTAAGTCTGGATAAATTGGCGTAGTTGTGTTTCTCCTCGCAAATCTTGCCCTACTATGGCTTGGACAAGGGGGCGAACTCCAAATAAAATCAAACTCTTTATAATGGTCTAGTAAGTATTGGTGCGCGTCGGCTACTATTACAATATCTTTAGGAAACCTTTCTTGGTATAGCCTTGCTAGTTCCGCATCCCATTCTACCGCAGTAACTTCTATATTATCGGCTACTTCATCCCATTTGTAACGATTGCCACCTAAGCAAGCGTATAAGTTTAGTATTTTGTATTTCATAACTAAATAATAACATAATTTTCGCCCTTGTAAACGATCACAAGTTCAACCCCATTGCATTCAAGGCAGCGCTTCAATTCTTTGACCGTCAAATTTTCCGTAACTTGTTTTCTGTATAACGATTGTTGGTTAAGCCCTATTTTTGCGCTCATTTTACGGGTGGATAAGTTTGCGTCTTTGCATAAGATTCTAATAAAGTGTTTTAAGTTCATGTTGTTTGGTTTAGTTGATTAAAATAATTTTAGTTGTTTTGGTTTATCTGTGTGCCTTGCGCTTATTTCAATTCTTTTTAATATCGAATAAAATTTGCTTTGCTTTGCTTTATAACCTAATGACGTTAATTGCAAATCGTTTTTTAAAAGAGCAATACAAATCATTTTATAAGATGGCACTTTGTCGCTTATTTGAATGGGAGCTTCGTCTGGTATCCCGTTTTTATAGCATCTTTTTTCCCATGTTTCAATATACTCTTTGACTCGTTCATGTACCATAATTCCCATTTTTTTATTGTGTTTTCTGCAGATATATTTGCTTTAATTCTTTGTTCATCTGTAAGCATTTTCCACGCTTCCCTAACTATGTATTCTGGAATTTGCATTTTATAAAAAACCGCACAATGACCTAAAAAAGCTTTTCTATTTATCGATAAATTGCTTAAATTATTTAACATAGTGTTTTTCCATTTAAAAACAACATCGTTCATTGATTTTTCATAATCAACATAATTACCAGTAAATATGATTGCTTTTTTTAGCATTATTAACTCAGTTTGTTTATCTACCTTATTCCACATCCCGCTCTGGAAACACTCCCATTTCCAGTACGGAACATAAACTTGTTTTATTCTGACTGAGCTTCCCAACTTGCTGAAAAATCTTTATTAGCAAATAATGAAGCTAATCCTGTTATTTGCTTCATTCTTAACAATTCATCTTTACTCATACCAACATGCTTACAAATCCAAGCGTCTCCTTTTCCCATTTCAACCAGCTCAGAAACAATGTTGCTCATCAAATCAATAGAGTGAGAGCCTCTTGCTCTATTATGTCGAATAGTAGATGCCATTCTATCTGAAATATCTTTGTCGATAACAGATACTGGTAACATTCCATTTTCCCGTTCAAATATTCTTTTACTATTCTTCATAGTGCTATACCTATGGAATCCATCGACAACAATATATTTATCAATTGATTCATCATAAAAGCAAACTATTGGCATAGTATAGCCATCTTCCCAAATTGAAGTTTCTAACAACTCCATTTCTGGAGGAGCAACACTATTTGGATTATAATCATTTGCTTGAACCTTTTCAAAAGGAACTGCTTTAACTCCGTAAACTGGTGAAATAAAATTATTCATATTATTGTTTTTAATTGGTTACTAAATTGAATATGAGCCATCACTTAAATGTGTTTCTGTTCCCTTAACTGGAGGATTAAAAACACTTAATAAAATAACATCTTCTAGCGATTCAAAAGTATGTCTATCATTTTTATCTAAAATATAGATTGTATCTGGAACTATTAAAAAACTTTCTCCATTATCTAGATTTGTAAGAATTGCTTTTCCTTTTACACAAAAACAAGATTCTAAATGGTTTTTATAGTGCCATAATCCTTTTTGTCCTTTTGGTATTATTGTTTTATGGAAAGAAAACCCCATGTTATCAGATTCAAGTATTAACCTTAAGCTCCTACCCTCTTTAAACGTTACATCTCTTTCTGTATATTCTATTTCTTTTATCGTTCTAATTTTCATAATTATAATTTTTTATATTTTTCTTTAATTTCATTTTGTCTAATAGCTTGTTCTTTTGTTGGGGCAAGCCCTAAGTATTTACAAGTATGGTCATTTTTTAAGATTGTCAAAGTAAATCTTTTCCAGCTTGTAACCTCTGAATTATGACAGTTAAGCATATCTAAATGGTCTGGAGGAATCATTCTAACACACCTTTTATCTTTGTTCCCGTGCCTAGTATTTTCCCCTATAACAAAATCAATATTGTTTTTCTTTAAATCCCTAATAACCTTTTCATCCAATCCGCGCCCCACTCTCCACCAATACTTAATACTTTGAATGAAGCGCGACTTAAAATTTTCTCCGCTTTCTTTAGGTAAAGTTTCTAGTAAAAATTTAGTAAAGCTTTTCCAAGTATGTCCTTCTGGAAGTTTAAAACTTCTGTAAGTTAATTGTTTTCCATATGTGGCTATAAAATTTGCACCAGAAACTCTAGCGCATAATCTAGACCATATTTCAGCATCAATAACTCTATACATATTTAAACTAGATTTTGATTCACTCATGAAAGGACTAGCTACTCTCATTTGAGATATTGTTAATCCAGCTTTCCAAAAAATATCATATAGCTTATTATAATCCCATTCAAACTTACCATTGGCAACCCAAATATCCTGTGTTTTCCAATCGAATATAGGGTAACAATTGTAAACAAAGTTTGTGTTTTTTTTAGTCCAAAATTTATTGTCTAACATTGTTTTATCTTGATTCATAATAGCTCTATACCTGTTTAAGCTTTCATCTGTTCTTATCCCTATCAAACAAGCACAAGATTCTCCATTAGCATACCAATCGCCGAACTTATCCCAAAACTCATCATAATTCATATTTTCTCTAAAAAAATCAAATTTATGATTATCGATGTTTACAATATATTTTTCCTTAGACATTGGTTTTATCCACGATTGCTCGTCATTTACCCCCCAACATTGCCAATTTATAGCATAAGAACTTACCGTACAAGGCAAAGAAATAGGTAAACAACACCAGTAAACATCTAAATAGTTTAAGTTTTCCTTTACCATTCTATGCATAAACTCTAAAGAAAGATTAAAATTAGCTTCATTATCCATTATCATTAAACCCACTTTTTCTTTTATGTTATGTTCTTTCATGTAAGAAATAACAAGGTTTAACATAACTCCACTATCTTTTCCTCCACTAAAACTTATGTATATTCTTTTAAAATTTTTAAATATGAAGTCAATACGTTCTTTTGATGCTTCATAAACATTCAATTCATTGTTATACTGCTTCATACCGTTTGATTTATAATGTGATTAATTTCATCTACGCTAAAATTGCACGAATCGCAATAAGCTAAGAATTGTTCTTTGTGTCCTTGCGCAAGCATGATATAAGCGCGCCAAGCATTAAATGTTAATTTGTCCATAGTAATTTTTCGTTAATTAATAATTCCATTTCTGCAATTCCACGTTCTTCACTTACATCCTCCCCCTCAATTTCCATTACGACTGCTACCAATAGACAATAATTGGCTTCTAAAAGCAAGTCGCGGTAAATTTCTACTCCCATCCGTTTTTCGTTTTCTTTTGAACTAAACCGCGTTTCTTTTTGTGTTTCCTATAGGTTCGGTCATGGTTATACGTCCATTTATACTCCTCGCTAATTGTTAGGTAAGCGATAATCCCTAGGAAAATTACTATCGTTAAAAGTAGCGTGTCTTGGTTTGTCATATAATTGTTTTTGTTTGGTTACTATTCTTCTTCATCTTCATCTTCAATTTCGCCTGATCCGTCGCATTCTGGACAATCAACATCGTCCGTACACCCGCCACAACATTCGCTGTAAGGATATACTGTGCATATGGCACGTACTTCAATAGTACCTGTGCCATCGCAGTTTTCGCATTCTTTTGTTTTCATGATAGTAGATTTTTGTTTGGTATACCACGAATTTACAAAATCATTCCTTAATTCATACCACAAAGCATAAACTATTTTTTACTTACCCCGTTATTTATACTAATTCTAAATAAAAGAAGCCGCCTACCTAATCAAAGGAGGCGGCTGTTTTCAGAGTATGCACCAAACAAAAACTGAAAAGATTATCTATTTTCTTCTTGATCCAATTCGTGTAAGTCTGCTTCAATTGCTTTTTCTACGTGGTCTTTGTCGACCTTGTTTAAAAAACCAGCTACAAATTTACCCAAAAATTTTAAAGTATTTTGATTTTTATTCACCCCTAGCACCATTGATATTGTCATGTCAGGTTCGCCAAATTTGAACCCATCCTTTTTTATAAATATTAGGTTCATTATTGGCGCTAGTAGAACGTTGCCTAATTGGTCTATTGAAATGGCTATTTTCTTGTAATCATTGGTAAACGTAAACGCGCCAAATAAAAAACCTATTGGAAGCAAAATGATTCCAGCAACGTAAGCGATTATAAAAAGTAGTAGTCCTATCATGGATTAGGATTTTGAAGCGTGTACCCATTAGGAACGTCCTGTGGTAAAACATTTAATGTATATTCAATCTCATCCATTATCCCATTAGTTGCTGTAACAGGTGTTCGAGCAAGTCTACTCCACCAAGTAGAAGCCATTGGATAAGTTGCCTCATTTCCTACAATATAAAATTTATATTCTGTTAATGAATCAACAATATCTCCATTTGAATTTCTATAAAATTGGATATAATTAACAACAATATGAGCTGTTTCGCTCATTGTATTGTCATCAACAAATTGAAATACAGTTTGAAAAACTTTTGAGCCATCAACTTTTCTGTACATTGTCATTCCATTTAATGAATCAACTGTGCCTTTATTTATTTCATTTATTAGTGCCATACCTTTATAATTGAATTGCTAAAACTCTAAAATTTCTATAACTTCCTGTATTTCCTGAAACTGCGCCTGTTAATTGAACTACTTGCGTCGTTGCTGTTGCCGTAAATGTAGCTAGTCCACTTGATATTTGAAATTTTCCTACTACATTAGCGTATGATGTACCCTCTAGTACTTGTGTAGCTCCTAAAAATACTCTACAATAACTTTTTTGTCCTGCATTACCGTTTGCAGCCTCCACACTAATATTCAAAGAATAAGAAACTCCAATAGTTAAACCCGTTAAAGTAACACTTGTAATATTTGGATAAACCGCAGCAGTAGATGTTGTTGTTCTTGTTGCATTATCGCTTAAAAATTGACGGTAAATAGTAACAGGAGCTGAACTACTTAAATCAACCCATGCCGTTCCATTCCATTGTTGCGTTGTGTTTGTAGTTGTATTATAGATAATTCCACCAACTAACACAGGCAAAGCATCGCGCTCTGCCGTTGTTAATTTTGGTGGGACTATTCTACTGCCATATTCCATTTTTATGCAACTATTACAACTCTAAAAGTATTGTCCGTACTATTTCCATTAAATTTAACAGTAACAACAGTAGAGGATGTTACAATTATATCCGCCCCCACTTCTGCACCTGTTGAAATTCTATAAACCCTAACTACTGGTGTCGTACTTGTGAATCCATGAGTAACAGCGTACGAAGTCTCACCGCCCGCAAAAGTTCTTACTACGCTCGCTTGCGCATCTTCTAAAGCTACTGCGAATTTTTTGGTAAAACCTTGTGCATCAACAAATGTTTTAACTTTTAAAGGTGTTACAGCTTTAGTATCGTTTGTACCTGTGTTGGTTTCGGCTTGTGTAGCTAGCTGAATGTAACCTGCAACAGTTTCGCTTGCAGCTCCTAAATTTGATTGGACTATAGTCCAATCGGCTAAGGTTGTTGCATTGTCAATATTGGAAATCAATACATCGCCAATTTCAACCGCAGTTGTAAAGAAAGTTCCAGCCGCCGTAACATAGTATAAATCACCCGTTAAAGTTGCGATAGGTGTAGTATCTAAATCGGGTGTATTTGTACCGGCATCGTAACCACCTTTAAATTTAACCGCACTTGTAATATCGGTCAATAAAGCAATGGTTTGAATCGTACCATTCAAGTAAATTTTTAACCTTTTTTCGGTTGTATTTTCCCAAATTTGACCTTCAAATGGTGTCGGGTCTGTCGCCAATTTTTCACAAGTAAAGTTTCTTAACTCGTTTTGGTTAAAATTAAAATGCTTAAATTCATCTCTTACTGCCATAATTGTAGTTTTTAATTGTTTAGTTTAAATGTGCTGTTCCGCTTATTGCAGAATTTGATTCGCTTGTTAAATTGTTATTGTCTATATGAGTAATTGCTGTGCCTATTTCACGCCCTAAGTTGTCAAGTACCGTTACACTTGGCTTTTTCCCTAGATTATGGTTTATTGTCCATAAGTTAGACGCAACTGCTTGGGTAAATATAAAGTTTAAATCAAATTTATTTACAACACCCTCGTTAATATTATCGCTTGTATCAATATTCTTTTGAAAGCTATTCAATATTTTGTTTGAATTGTCGAACGTGTAAGGCGTTAAAAACTCGCTTGTATTTATCCCTAAGTTTACTGTTGGTAGGTCAGCTTGATAAGGTAAGTTTGTGTAAAACCATTCCACCCCATCTGAATAATAAAGACCGTTTGTGTAATAAGTACCACCTAAGCTACCTGGAAGCCATTTAGTACCCTGACTATTTTTAACAAAGTAAAATTCATCAACGGCTAAACTAGGCAACGGCAAGGCTGCGTAATTTTCAACTACTACTGTCTGGGAGCCTCCCGCCCCCCCGTTAAAATTTCCTGTATTCTCGGTGTAAAAAGTTACCCATTCAGCATCGGTGTACGGTGTTCCGTTTTCCTTTAAAATATCGGTACTTACTAAAACTAAACGAATGCCTCCAATGTTGTGTACTGGATCTATTTTATAAGTTAATGAAGTGGCTTGTTCTTTCTGTACGAAAACATTCTTTTTTAATTGTTCATGCCGCAGCCCTGTTTCGGTATCATCGATAAACAAATAATTCCCTTTTCCGTATATCTTGTAAGCCATTTACTTTAGTATTAAAACTGTTGCAGCTATTCCAATAATAGGATAAAGCCATCGTTCAAATTTAAGGATTTTAATTTTCTTATCTTTTATTTGAACCACTTTTTGAATATCTTCAAGTTCCTTTTCTTGAATAGCTACTATTTTATTAGTATTAACGATAATTGTATCTTGTTTATCGATAATTTTCGCTTGTTTATCTATCTTTTTGTCCTGTATATCTACAATCGTATCCAATTCTTTTATTTGATTATTCAAAGCGTCAACGTAAGTAATGACAATTGTATCGGTAATGGTTACGGTCTTTTCCAAGTACTTAATCGTTTCACGCCCTTTAATTACCTTGTCTTTTCTAAATAGTAAAACAGAATCAAGTGCCGAAATATCACCGTGCAAGTCGCAAATTTCATCGACTAAACTATTATTTTCATCGTTTAACGAATCAACATAGCTTTGTGAATAACTCGGAACTGATACCCTTGGTTGACAGGATTTAAATTGCAGAAACAAAAGGATTGCGATTCCTAAAACTAGGATAAATAAAGCTGATTTGTATGTTAGTGTCATATTCATACGTCAAATTGTAAAACTTTGCCTTGTGTTTCATCTGCTAAGGTATCTAAGTGTACCCAGTTAATAGGTTTGCCTGCCATGTTTCGTTCTAATCGTATTTTGCACGGGAACTTATCCGCGTTTGCAACAATCCACAAACGAACATCAACAGCCGTCATTCCTTGCACGTCAAAATCAACGCCCTTACCGAATAAATGAGCGGACAAATATAGTCCTGTTTTGCCTTGAACCATTGGACTAATGTTGGTCCTTAATCCACGTTGTGAAAATTGCCCTCCTTTGTGCCAATTGTTAATTGTCATTGGTTTACCTAAAGCCTCACGAACAAACAATAAACAGGCTAATAAATCCTTGTCCATAAATTTCCAAGCTGACTGACCAAATTTCGTAAATACGGTTTTGTCAACTAGCTCTTCAATATCAAAATAGTCTTTTATCGTTTTCATATTAATCAGTTAAAATAAGCCACAATATCGAAATAAATAAGCCTAGTATTAGTAAGTAAGTTTTATGCACCGATTCCATTCTTTTCCTTTTCGGGCGTTTTCATTATGTGTTGAATAAATGCACCAAAAGCCATTGTGAAAGCCGTTCTTATTTCGCTAAAAATAACCTCGTTTTCTTTTGGCACAATTACAAAGAAAGACATCAAAAGTACAATCGCTAATAAAGTACCAATTAAAAAGCCAACAATGTAACGGGCTTTCGCTTCTGTTTTTATTTTTTCAAAAGTGGTCATTTCTTCGGAAATAGTTTTTTAAGATTAACAATTGCCACAATAGTAAATGAAATGATAGACACCCCCTTTAAAATTATACCCATTAATACGTCAATTTCGGTTAATTGTAAACCGAAGAAACCCGTTACCATTCCTGTTAGCAATAGCCCCGCATCTGTTGTGTGTCCGTGTACGCTCATTTTATTTAAGGATTTGCATTACCATCTTCGTTTGTTTCTTGTTTCGGCTTAGGCTTGATTTGTCCACGGTTTTCATCCTGTTCCAATTCCTCGTCCTCCCACCAATCAAACGCGCCAATGCCAGTCATTTTAAAAAGGGTTTGTAATAGTTACTTGTGTTATTGTTGCTCCACTTAAATAAGTAGCTAAATCTTCAAATCCTTCTAATGTTAAAACGTCAGCAGTTACGCACTCTCCTGTTCCATAATCGCAAGGAATAGCCTGAATGTTTAAAGGTGATTCATTGTTAAAGTTATTAACAAAAGCAAGTTGTGTTTGGTCTAGTAAAATTATATCTATTGTCATGATTATTATTTGTTATTAAAACGAGATAAAACGAAATTTTCATCAACTGTAATAGCATTGTCAAATAACGACATTACCTGTGTTCCTGTAAAAGGTGCAAAATAAACTTTTCCGTTGCTTACTAATTTAGCACCTAAAAAAAGACTTGCTGGACTAGCTATTGAACTTGTCGCTTGAGTATCTACTGTTAATTTAAAAACATTTGAAACTCCGACTGGACAGCCGTAAACATTACCATCACCGCCTGTAAACCCACCTACATACTTTCCTACACCAACAACACTCCCAAAAGTAGTCACAACAGGTGACCCCGAACTTGTGTCTATTTTAAAAACAAGTGAAGATGAATAAGGTATTCCGTAGGTTATACCGTCTTTTCCAACTGCACTACCGAACCATTTATTTGTTCCCGCATAAGAACCTGTTAATGTCACAACGTCCCCAATAGGGTCTATTTCAATTAATTGCGTAGAATCTAAAGGAATACCGTATATTTTATTGTTTAAGCCTAAAAAAGTAGTAGCCCACTTATCTCCACTACCTAATGAACCAAATGTTGTTACCGTATCAGTATTTGTATCTATTTTTAATACTGTTGTTGCCTCTCTTGGAGCGGAGTAAATAACACCTCCATCAGTTACCGCACATTCGCCCCATTTACCAGAAGCGCCACCAAGCGAACCCAATAAAGTAGTTGTATCGTTTGACGTGTCTAGCTTTAAAACGCTTGCGTGAGTGTGAGGAATAAAGTAAATAGCTCCATTTTGAGCCAAACACGCACCTCTCCACTTAGTCCCTCCTACAAAATTCCCAAACTCGGAAATAGTATTAGCTCTTGTGTCAATTTTTAAAATAGTTAAAGAATCATAAGGGACGCCATAAATAGTATATCCATCAGGCGCAACAATAAAATTACTCCATTTGTTACCGCCCGCAGCTAAACCTCCAAATAACTCAAGTGTATTTGCTTGAACACCAATAGGTAAATTATTTAAACACCTACTAAATTCGCTAACATAGTTGGCATTTTTTGTGCTATCTTGAAACCACAAAGGGAATGTTTTTGATTTTTCTTTTACGATTGCCATAATGTTAACTTCTTAAAATTCTTATCCAAATATTATCGTGAGTACATTCAAAAAAGTATGTACTGTTTACATGTTTTTGCCCTTGAAATGTTCCTGTGATTGCTGCGCCTGTATAATTTGCTGCCGTCCAGTTAGCTGTATTATCTAGCAAATTAACCGTTGTAACATCGCTGATATACATCGGGGTAGTGTTTAATCCTAAAACACCTAAAAGTATCTGTAAATCGCCGCTAATACTTAATTCCTCAACATTACCACTCCCCGCAGTTTCTCTCCCTAATATCTTTTGTGTTGCTATGTTTTGAATTTTCGCAAAAGTAACCGCATTATTATCTATTGTCCAAACTGTGCCGCTTGAACTTACTGTAATATCAACTTTATCACCATCCGAAACACCACCCGAAGCGTCAATCCATGTAGCACCATTAAACCTTTTATTTACTAATGCTGTTTTATCGTAACAAGTAGCACCATTTGTAGGTGATTGACCTTGCCAAACTGCACCATCATTAATAACCCAATCATTGTAATTTGCACCATCCCACCCCGCGTTTACTGTTCCATTTCCTAAATCAACTAACACATAAATATCATTTGTAAAAGCAGCGGGCGGAACAGCATTTCCATCAACAAAATTTATTGCAGGAAATAAAATTGGTTTATTTTGAATTACATTTTTTGCATTGTAAGCACCAACTGCCCTAAAATCACCACGCACATCTAAATTTCCACTACCTAAAACCGTTTGAGAATTAACCGTTTTTATATTTGTTCCAGAAACTAAAGTCGGTTGAACTGTAATTGCCCCCGTTCCGCCATTAACGCTGGTAACTAAATCGCTGCCATCGGTTTTAAACCAATTAGTGCTATATGTAGTCGTACTAGCGTTATTTACCAACGCAGTAATTTTATCTTGATTTGCGGTAAATTGTATGCCGTCAACAGTACCACTTACCGAACAAATATATGTCCATCCGTTTTGAGCAGTTCCACCGCCAGGGAAAACTCCCGTACTTGCATCCCAAAGACCCTTGTTTAAATACGGGTTTGTAACGTTGTTTATTGCCATTTCAATAGCGTCTAAATCTACGTTTTGAGTAATACTAATAAAGTCTAATTTTGCTTTTTGCGCCGTTGTTAGATTATCGTATAAATCCCAATGAGCGGCATTAAACGCCCCTACAACTGTTATTTGATTGCTAATATAAACTTTGCCGCTATAAACGCAACCTTGACCACTTTCATACGCAATCAATGTTGAATATTGTTTTAATCCGACTAAAGGCGAATCGGTTAATTTGTTGTAACTAGAAAAAGCAGTATTTTCTGCCATTTCTCGAATGTCTTGCGGACTTATCTGCTGCGTTGTATTGTTTGGCAACGTTGAAGCCGCTTGGCTTAATAAATCGTTTGTATTTTTTTGAACTGCCATAATTTTTAATAAAAACCGTTAATTTGGAAACCACTATCAAAGCCACTTCCTTGTAATGGATTGCCTTGCCCTGTATTTGGTTTCACGTTTATTTCACTAAAATAAGTTGCAACATTAAAGCCTAAAACAGGCGTATAAGTAATTGACGTTTGCGGCGGTATTAATCCCGAAATACTAGCTAAACTAGGATTATCAGTCATTAATTTTACAGCGTTTGAACTGTTGCCATAAAGCAAAATACTTAAATCCCAAATTGTTTGTCCGCTTTCGGTTTTGTACGTTGCCATTACTTTTTTATTCTTTCGCCCGTTAAATAAACTTCTTCGCCTTTTATCACGATGTTATCCACCCTATACCCATCCGCTTTTAAATGTACTCCGATTTCACGCTTTACTAATTGAATGCCGCCACTTTTTCCCAAAAAACGCTTTAACCCTACTCCTAAAGTTGGAAATTGCTTCCACCATCCAGCATAGCTATTCAATATGTCTTGAACGTGTTGCGGATCACTTTCCCCAATAGCGAAGTCGCCAATGTTCCCATCAATATATAAATCGTTATTTTCTAGTCGAATGTCGCGGCTCATGGTTACAAAAATAGATATTTTTTAACCCTATTAAACCTAATTAGACCAAGTTTCTTAGCCGTGTTTTACTTTATCGTTTTCAATATCGGATTTTGATGTTGTTTGCAAATTTAAAATAGTTGCAAAACTAGGAGCTAATGGATAAGTGCCACTAGGCGCTAATGGAACGGTAATACCTTTTAAAGCGTTTAAAATGTCGTTTACTTGATTTTCTAAAGCGTTTAATTTATCTACTAAATCTTTAACTTTTATTAGTCCCCCGTATTGGTCGCCTCGAATTTTTACGCTTTCAATTTCCGACAATAAAGCAATGTATGCAGTTGATTTACTTGTATAAGTTACAACCACTAAGCTGTTAACTTTCGGAATCAATATAAAAGGCGTATCTGTTTTACTACCAACTAGCTTAACGTCCGAAATTGGCGCATCTCCGTTTATCGGTTCAACATCGCAAAAAGTGTCATTTACGGCAACAACTTTGCAAACCTTACTATAAGTTTCGTCCCCTTTTTCAGCAAGGATTTTTATTAAATCGGCTATATTTGCGTCGCTCATTGTGTAATATCTTTTTGTATAAAATTACCATTTGCATCCGGTATAAGGTCGTAAATCTTTTGCTTTAAATAAACGTCCTGTTTGCCCCCAATATCCCACCCGTAGCGAGTAACAACCTTTGTTACTAAATAACCGCCTGACTGCTCTGGAATGCGCTTGTTTATCAATTCGACAACGTCCCCGTGATTAACTAAAGGCGTTGCGAAAATTGTAAAGTAGCCATCGTAGCCACTATATTTATATTCCTTTAAAAGCCTGTTGGCAGTATCTTCTAAATCCTTATTATTTAAGTTACTAAAGTAAAATGAACGAACTTCACCATCCGCGGCACCCGCCGAAAATTCTAGTTGGTTATCTTCTTTGTCGATACTTTTGCAAATAATCTTAATCGGTCTTTGTTCAGCATCCAGATAATCTAATTTGTCCCCATCGATTAATTGCGGCGTTTCAAATTCAAACCTGTGAACTTTTTGGAGCTTTTGAACGGTAGCAAACCCACTATATAATTTACCATCCCTAAACCAACTATAAATACCGTGGTTTTTTCGTAGTTCATCAAATATTGCAACGGCACTTGAATTTACTACCCTAAATTGTCCTAAGTTTTGGTCTGCTGTTACTTCGTAAGGAATAGTCTTAGGGATTATCATTTTAAGCAAATCGCTTAACTTTTTGCCCTTAATTTCAAAAGTGTAAGATTTTTTTTTAAGCAAATACATTGCATCTTGAGACTCCAATCTTAATGGAAATTTTTGCCTAATTGTTGAAATGTAACCACTAAAGCATTGTTTAATATCGGTATTGTAACCAACATAAAGCGTAACAGGGTCGCCCATCTTAAACAATGGATTTGTCCCTCGTGTTATTGCATTAGCTTCGCTACCATCCGTTTTTATGTAGCGTATTTTTTTAGGTATAATTATTTCGGCGGTATCGGTTACGTGATCGTATGACGATTCAATTTTTACCTCCGTACAAAAGGTAAATATTTGTCCACTAATAACCGCTTTTGAATCTAGTCTATCCATTTTAAGATAAAACCGTTAAAGTTAAAGGTTCGTCTGATATTGCTTGAATCTCGAATCTTTGCATATTTTGGAATCCTTCCGTTTGTGGAAAGTTATACGATTCAATTACTAAGTTGAAAATATTAAATACATCATTCAAAAAAGCACTAACTACTTCAACCGCCGTTTCAACCTCCAAAAACTCCCTTAATTGATTAACTTGCTCACTTGGATAATTACTACTATTTTGGTCGCAAATAACCCCTCTAATGGTTACTTGATAATCTCCCTTTGAAATATACTCTTTTACTGAACCAGATACCCCTTGAATGTTTGTTTTGATAATTTGCTTTTGTTGAGTAACATCGAATAAAACAGAATCTACCTTAAAATCACTCACTATTTTACCGTATTCAATTATATTATTGTCCTTGTCTTTATAGCTACTAGGCTTAAACGCTAAAGCATCAAACACAGGAAGCCCAAAGTATGCCGACGGCTTAAACGAACTATCGCCACTTTCATCTTTTAATTGAATTGAATAACTAGCGGCTTTTACTCCCAATAATCCAAAGCCTTGTAATACTATTTGTGGATTTACATTACCTTGTTCGTTGTATTTGCTAGGCATACTATTTAGCTATTAAATTAACGTTGTTTACCGCACTCATTAAAGCTTGAGCCACCATGTCTTTCACTTTGTTATTCATATCGTCTATATTTGTTGCCGTTACGTTAAAAGATTCAACAAGCTTGTTGATGTCGATGTAAATATTCATTGGGCGCCCACTCTTAATTTCATCAACTGTTGATGTTGCCATTTTGGTAGGTTTACCGTTTGCGTCTAATGTTCCTTTGCTTCCATTAGCATCTGTGTTTAAAACAGAATCAAGTCCAGCTAAAGCGCTTTTTAACCTTTCATCGTTTACCGATTTACCACGTGCAAACATTTCATCCCACTTTTGCTCTTTTGCTGATTTTTTTAATTCTGCTAAAGTATTTTGTTCGGCTGCTTGGGCTGTTGATTTAGCGTTTAATATTCTATTTGTTGCAGCAGCCATTTTACTAGGATTCAAAATATCCTTACTAAAACCAACTTGCATAACATCAATTACCCCTCCTATTATTTCCGTTGCCGCTGTTGCAAAATAGGATAGATCTGCTATTGTTTTTTGTCTAAATGTATATTCACTGTTTTTTCTAACGTCTTTAAACATATCAGAAAAAGCGCTTGTAACATCTCCAATAAGTTTAAAAATAGGCTCTAAAATTGCTTTTATTCCTATTAATAATTCCCTAATTAAACTCATTGCCGAACTAAAAACACCACCACTTCCACCACTAAAAATATTACTAAACGCATCTCCTATTTGTTGCAAAACAGGCATAATTGAATCTTTTAAATCCAAAAAAGGCTTAACAATAGAATTATAAATAACAGTTGAATTGTTTTTTAAGAAACCCCAAAACTCCTTAAACTTACCCATCAAATCATTTAAAACAGGAATCAATTTATTTCCTAACTCCACTTTCAACTCCAACATAGTATTTTTAAAACGATTGAATTGCGCAGCCGAACTATTCACGCTTTTAGGCAATGCCCCTCCAAATGTCTTTTTTAATTCATTGGCGAACTTAGGTAGGAAGTCCTCGGACATCAATTGCCCTTGCTCCATCATTTTGTTAAGCTTTTGAGTACTTACGCCCATTGCACGTGCCGCAATATTAAATGCGCCTGGAATCCTTTCCCCTATTTGCCCTCTTAACTCCTCCGCTTGTACTTTGCCTTTGCCCATTATTTGACCTAAAGCAAGGAAAGTGCCTTTAGCATTTTCAGCATCTAGCCCCATAGCTGATACAGCCACTTGTACCCCATCAAAAATATCTCTTGTTGCTTGTCCCTCTAAACTTGAACCCATCATTGAAGCGGACAAAGTTTTAAAGCCCTCCACGGAACTAAGTAAGTTAGTACCTAATAACTCCGAACGTTGGCGTAAAAAATCCATGTTCTTTGCGCCCTCCTCCATTGAACCACTTGCAAAAGTTACCGCATTTGTAAGGCTTTCAAAGTTCCTTGCTTCCGTTACCGATTCACTTGCAAATTGGAAAGCTTTCATCGCAACACCCGCTGCGGCTAAAGCTGGTAATAATGACATTACCGAACTTTTTAGATTTGAAAAGCCTTGATTTCCGCTATTGTTTACCTTTCCGATTGCATTGTCTAAACCTAAAGCATTTGCCGCCGCCTTTTTAAGACCAGGCGAAAGCTTGTCGTTTAATTCAATGACGTAAACCGTTTTTTCACTCATGGATTCAAAGTTAAAAAAAAAGGGACTATAAAAGCCCCTTTAGTCTAATTATTTAGCTTGATACTTTTTGTTTTCTTCACGAATAACCCATCTTAATTGGGCGCAAAGTTTAAAATATTCATCGTCTGGCATTCCCGTAGTATCAACTTTAAAATGGAATCGTATTAATGCGTCCCATTGGTCAGCTTCGTTGCTCTCGATGTCGTAATCGTTTATTTGCGAATCGTAGAAACTTTCACGCTTACCAACTATTAATTGATTTGCTACATTTAAGTTTATCGATTCTAAAACGCTTACAACCTCGCTACGTTTCCCTTTTTAACCCCGATTACATCAACTAACAATTGCGATGCCGTTCTAAGTGCATCAAAGTCTTTGATAATTTCCTCCACGTTGTCCCCGCCAACGGTTAAGGAGCGCAAAAAAACTTCTGCCGCTTGTAGTTCGTCCTTTTCCATAATTTTCATTCCCGCCGAATAGGTAACACGATCTAATTTTCTAAGGATTAAAACCTTGTCGCCTCCCTCCGTTGGAATGTCCAATCTAAATAGTTGGGCGTGTTTTTTCTTTAATTCTGCAATTTGTACGTCTAAATTTTCCATAAAGTTTGTTTAAAATGAACCCCAAATATACAAAAAAAAGCACCACTACGAATAGCGATGCTTTTTTTTCATTTTAAACCCTATTTTATTGCGCCCAAAGGATATGTGAAACCGCAAGTTCAAGTTCAGCAACAACATTGCTATCGCCCTCACTCGCGCCACTTGGCGTATTTTTGAATCGACAATTTTTAATGATGTCAGTTACAGGAGGCGAACCCGCCGGAACATAAGATACAGTAATGTCAAATTCTCCAATGTTCTGAAGTCTATTTGATGGAGCAGCTTTTAACAAAGCGTTTAATTCCGCTCTGTCAATCGTTAAAGTAGCCTCCGATTTGATAGTTCCGAAACCCCTTGACGTTGGAAATTTACCACTTCCAAAGTTTTCAGTTATTTCTTGCATATCATTGTATTTAATATCCGTAATACCCGCAATAGGTGTATTAAGGATTGTAACGGTAATGTCTGCGTATGCGTACGCTTGTCCGTTTACTAATGGTGTAAAGTCTGCCATGTCTTATAATTTAGGGACGAATCCAAGATTAATAACTATTTCCCTTGCAACACCAACAGGAACTAACTTAACAGTGATTTGTAATTGTCCAGTAGATACCACGTTTTGATTAGCATTTATGATAATTTCATAAGCACTTAATTCGCCCGAAGCTTCCATACTTGACAATGCCGTATCTCCTAAAGCCTTAAATACTTTGATAGTGTCCTCTCTTAGTGTACCGTCTGCATTTACACGCAATGGGCTTCCTAATTTTGGAACAATTAAAGTTCTAAGGTTTCTAGTTGCCTTGTCGATTGTTCTGTTGTTTTCGATTGTTGCTAAATCGTTTGTAACCGCTACACTTGTGTAACTGTCATTGTTAAAAGTATTTGAGAAACCAATCTCTTTCACCAAAAACAAATACCCTTTATCGTCGATAGCTTCAATTGATGCCGTTGGCTGTAAGTTGTATTGTAAACCGTTTGCGAACATTGCAACATCAAATTCAGTTCCATCTGTTACCATTGGAAACTTTTCGTAATAAGAAATTGATTCATTTACCGCAGCAAATGAAACCGCTCCTAATTTCGCTCCTAAATCGGTAATTGAAACACCTAAAGAAGTGTACAATGCAGCTCCTTTACCGCTTCCATCTTGACCGATACAAACTGACACGTTTGGAGCAGTTAAGCTTCTTAATGTTGGAAATGCAGCTAAAGTAGCGATTGCCGAAACATCTGCCCCGTAAAGGATTGATAAAGGTTTATTTTCGCTTTTCAAAGTAGTTGCTACCGCTTGTAATGCTGTTACTTGTGCAGTTGCAAAAGCAACATCGGTAAAGTAAACCCCCATTTGGCGAATTGTTCCTAATGCAGTATCTTGAATAGTTTTAACATCTACGAATGTAGGTGTCGCAACAGGAACGGCAAAGTAACCAATCCAAAGTTCGCCTTGTGGCTGTTTTTGAAAAAACTCTCTAATGTGATACCACTCAACACCGTGAGGAACTGAACCCTCTACGATTCCCAATGCTTCGGCTTCAGCAAGTGAATAAACAGTTTTGATTCTGTCATTCACACCAAAACCACTCGGCAAAGTGTCGTTGTAGTAACACAACCCGCTAATGTGGTCTTTGGAAGCCAAAGGCGTACCGAGTCCAGCGGTGTTAATGTTGAATACTAGTTTATTTATTGGCATTTTTTTTAGTTTTTATAGGTTTTTCAACCGTTGGTATAACTTCGATTTCTTTTGGCTTTTCTATTTTGTGAACTTCCAAACCTTTACTCTGTGCATGGCTTGTCGCGAAATGAAGCTCGAAAAACGCTAGACCGTCGGACGTGATATAAACCACGTCCGATCTGTCTAGATATTGTTTCGCTATTTCTGCGTAGTTCATGGATTAAGCCGTTTGAACTAATGCGTAAACACCTTTTGAATCTGTTCTTCCAATCATTGCACCCGCTCTTACAGAAGCATTGAAGATAGAACCTAAATACAAAGGATTGTCCATATCAGCGTACATTTTCACGTTACCCTCTGCACGTCTTACAGCGTTGTCAGCCCAAGCTAATATACCTAAGTTGTCAGTTGCAGCACCCGCAGCACCAACAGCTTTTTTAACGTTAGAAACGTCAAAGTAAGTTGATTTAGAACGTTTGAAAACTTTCATCCCTAAGATTTCACCAATTTGACCATCAACTGTTGGTTTTCTGTTAAAGAAATCAAAGTTCACGAATTGGTTGATTTTTAATAATTGAGCGTACAATCTAGTATCTACTAATAAATTTCTAGCACCCATATCAACATCATCAATATCGAACATTGTTGCCAATTTCACGATATCTTCGTAAGTAATAACTTTTCTAGTTCCTGTTGCACTTGGAGCTAAAGCACTTGCGTCAGCAGTACCAGTAGTTACAATAATGTTAGCACCAGCAGTAGGCGCCCAAGAATAAGCCATTTCGTCTGCGATTCTAGTATTCAAAGTTCTAGCGTGGTCTTTGATAACATCTGAACGCTTAGAATAGTTGATTACCATTTCGTTCACATCTTGAATGTGGATTGGATCGGTAGAATACAAATCTACTGTGTAAGACTTAACATCGTCAGTTCTAGTAGTAGCTACTAATGGGAAAACTGAAACGTTTTTAGTTACCGTAGGGGTTGAACCCGCTTGTGGAACTTCAACAGTTTTTGCGTTAACGTCTACACCACCATCCAATTTAGATTGTTTGTAAAATTCGTTGTTTGGAAACAAGTTTTCTTGTAATTCCTTGCTAAATAATTTAATTAATTGTTCTGCCATGATTTCTAGGTTTTATGCGTTTAAATAATTGTTTAATAATTTGTTAAATTGCTCTGGATTTTCGTTTTTTAATTTCTCTAAACCTTTAGCGTCTTTTTCGCCCCAAGTTTTAAAGTCCCAATCTTTACGAGTTTCGTTAATTGGTGTTTCAAAAGTGATTTTCTTAGCTGCAACAACACTTGAAATAGAACCGATTAAATCGTTTGTTTTTTCAAAATCGTTTGAAGCTTGTTCAATCCAAGATTCTTTTGAAGCCTCCGAAATTTTACCCGCTTTGATTGCATTTTCTACTAACATTGTAGCCGCTTTAGTTTTTAACTCTAAAATAGTAGCTGTTAATGTTTCAACTTCTGCAACCTTAGCCGTTAAAGCTTCGATTTCTGTTTGTTTTGCAGTAATGTCGGATTCTAAACCCTCTACTTTATCTGCCTTTGCTTTAAGTTCCGTAACGGCGCTCAAAACAGTTTCTTCGCTCGAATTTTCAAGCGCTAAAAATGTGCTGATTTTTTCCATTTTGTTAGATTTGTTTATAAATGTGTTTACAGCCTCAAATAAGGCTTCAACGTTGTTACTCATATTAATTACAGGCTTCACCCCTTTGCTTACTTCTATTTCGTCAAAGAATCCCTTTTCTTTTGCCTCTAAAGCAGTTAAGACGGTTTCAGTTCCTAACATTGCGCTTATTTCTTCCTCTGGTAACCCCGATTTTGTGCTAATCATTGTTTTAAGGCTACCTAGCATGATGTTTAACAATTCAGCATCTACTTTAGCGCCTTTGGGAACTTGTGGCCCGTGTGCATGGAATATTCCATAGTCCAAAATGATACGTTTGTCCCCCGCTTGTGAAATAATCCCCGCCATACTAGCCGCAATCCCTACAACTCTTGTAGTAGTATGAAATGGAGCGTCTTTAATAGCTGAAAATATGCTAAAACCCTCCTTTATTGAACCGCCAACGCTATTAATATCAATAATAACATTATCAATTCCTATTTCGGCTAAATACTCCATTTCTTTTGCAAAGATATCGCCGTTAATCCCATCCACTACATTAGTAGCAATAGGTCTACGAATCGACATTTTAGCCGTTTTCTTAGATTTGGAATAGTTAGTAATAAAGTCGAATTTTTCCATACAATAACAAAAATATCCTTTATTAGTCGATAAATTTTGTACTTTTGCATATAGTTAGACCATTTTAGACCAATATTATGATAAAGATTGAAGTTAAAACGTGGATTCATGGACGCCGTAGAATGTTATTCGAGCGCCTTAAAAAGAAAAAGGAGGCAAATAATGCCTCCCTTATCCGTGAAATATTAGATTACTATTTTGATAATCACCCTGATATTAAGTAATATCTAAGAATCCTTTATTAAATGCAAATCCTGTTGGTGCTTCATTCATCAACCTTGCGCTAAAAAAGTACTTTGTTGACGTTGTAAATGTGCCTGGTGTTGCTCCAATAGTCGGAGCTGGAATAGTAACAAAACGACTGAAAGGGCTATAAATTGCGTAAGTAGTTTCGTAATCACTACCAACGTTTAAAGTAATAGGAAAAGGGATGTTACCGCTTAATGCTGGAAAGTTATTAGATCCTGTATTGATTTTAAAAACAGCTAAAGCAGAACCAGCAGCCCCCACAACAGTCAATGACCCCGTTAAATCTATACCACCGTCTTTATCTATTCTTGAACCCATAAAGTTCATAAAATTTCCACTCCCAACAGTTGCCGAAACACTTAAATCTGTAACGTTAAAAAAATTGTTAGTTGAAAGTCTATCGCCTAAGCTTTGCACATTCATTGCCGCTTCTTTTGTAAAATAACTTTCCCCTATTCTTGCATCTGAAACGTTTCCCATTTCAATAACTACAACTTCGTCAGTTGAAACTATTGTTGACGCTGGCGGAAATATGTTTCCTTGTCCTGAAATTTGTGAAGTTTCAACAACTACCGAATAATTTACTGTAATTTCCTTATTAAATCCATCGTTAAAAACTCTACTTGTATAACTAGCTGTACCTTTTCTTAAAAATACTAAAAAAGGATTTGGATTAGGCGTTACAAATGACCCCCCTGCATAATAACAAACCTCCCCTCCACTTAAAAAATAACCCTCACTTAATACGGGAGCCGATGGATTAGTATTGTCATAAGTTAACCCGCTAAGGATTAATCCGTTTTCAAACTTTTTAACTGTTGGATTACCTATTCCATCGTAAAACATTAAAGCGGGCAACTTTCTTCGGTAGTATTCAGCTGAATTTATAAAGTCCGCATCGCTATTTTGTTGCAACATTATCAAATCGTCGTTGTGGATTGGAGCCCCGCCCGTGTCCATCTTACCGCTTATCTCTTTGAATCTTTTTTGTTTAGTTTTTAAAGCCATTTTAGTATTGTATTATTGTGTAAATAGTTGAATAAGGTCGTAATCTGTCCACTTCCGCTTTTATAGCATTTTCGCCCACCGCCGCGTAAACAGCAACAGGCACATAGACTTTAAACTGCTTATTGTTTGTTAATTCTGATTCGTTGTTGAAGTAAACGGGAGTTGTTTCCGATTCTTGAAAAAACCAAACGGGGGGCAAACCCTCACTTTGATTAAAAAATATTTGCGATGTGATGTCGTCCCCCGTATTGTCAATATAAATAAAAGGAGCTGCAATAACTCCAAAAGTATCATTTAAAATACTTTCCATTAATATTCTTTGCCCGTTCTGTTTTGCTCTATAAATAATATCTTCTTTGTAGTCTCCAAAAGTATCAATATGCAAAGTATCTAAAGGCTTTAAAAGCGATGTAAGCCATGCTATTTGCCTTTCCTCTCTCTTGTCAGGGGGCAAATAGTCCGCTACAAAATCCCTATAATTAATGTCGTAAATACTCATTAGTTGTTCGGTATTAAATTATCGGCAACCATTGTAATAGTATCGTTTAATGTGTATGTTACCGTATCTTCACTTATAACATAACCCGCTGCAATTTCTCTTTGATTGGTAAGCAATAACCCGCTAGGGGCTATTGTACTAAAATCACGAATATAAAAGTCCGCTATCGCATCTCCTACCAAAGCAACCCCAGTAACGGCTTGAATAGCGTCAACTATTGCCGAACGTACTACAACACCGTTAAAGTTTTCGCTACTTATACTCTCTAAATACGCTTCAATAGCTGCAATAACATCCGTTTTTACTGTTGTTGGATTGTATTCTCTAAAGTAGTAAACGGTTAAATTTTCAACCCTTAACCTATCTGGCTGTTGGCTAGTTACATCGATTGGAATACCTACAAAACCAATTCGGGATAAATACCCCTCTAAACTTGTTTTTTCCGAAGCATCTAAAGGCGTTAAGACGTTTGCAACCTCTTTAGCTGCCTTTACCAAAACACGCCCATTAGATTGCTCTTTTACGGCTGCCCTTGCAATTATTCTTAACGATTCATTGATTACAGGATAACCAACACGCCCATCAATTACTTGTACTACTTGTGGGCTTAAAGCGTCGTATTGAAATTCTAAAACCCTTTTTTGTAACCATTCAGCAGTACCGGGGACGGAATCCCTTGCGATTTGTTCCAACTCTAAGCGGAATAAATCGTTTAGTTGTTCCTCTGTTTCAAGTGACGCAGCCACAATTCTAGTCCATAGCTTCCAAATGGCAACAGCCGAAGCGGAAGTAATACCGCTTAAACTAGGCTCGTTTTGTACCGCTAAAATTATTTCATCTTGTATTTCTTGTATAGTCCTTGCCATTATAAAGTATCGTTTACGTCTTTTGCTGTTCTAATATTGTTATCTGTTACAGGCTTAATTATAACTTGACTTGTAAGGTCTAATGTTAAGGTATGTTCATCCCCTTGGTCGATGTATTTACTTGCATCAATTATTCCCGTGTTGTAGTCTTGAATGAAAACATAGTAGTTTCTTCTTGATTCGTCTGTTTCTTCGTATATCCTTAAAAAGGATTTAATGTAAGCAGCCCCCGAACCGTGAAACACTTTAAAAACATCTTGCTTTAAGTCCAAAACTTCAAGTACTGTTTTACCAATGCTTAAACGCGATTTTGTTAGTTCGTCCGCTATGTAAAAACGAACTCTAATATCTAAGCCGTGTTGTACGCCACTTGTGTAGTTTTCATAATTTGCCCCCTCTGGGAATGAAACAAACAAAGCGGGAAACCTAAAGGAATCTAAAGCGGCATTATCTTGCTTATTGAATTGATCGTTGAATAGGTCAACAGTTTTGAACTGTGGCAATTCAGCCGCAATTTTATCTAAAATAAACTGTATTAAATCCCTTTGCATTTCGTAAAATTAAAGTATTTTTTTAATGCGTTTATTGATTAGTCTAATAATTTTCTTATTCAATACTTCGCTTTCCCCCATGAATTTACGTTGCGGCATTATAAAGCCATTTCCCCGCCCCGCTCTTAATCCGAAATTATGAACACTAGCGTACTTATTTGGATTCCCCTTTATCCCTATTGTTATGCTTGTTCGACCTATCAAAGTCCTTGCAATACTATTGCTTAATTTTTCGCCGCCACCTTTACCCATCAATATCCCACGCCCCGAATCGACTACTTTTCTAGGTTTCCAAGGTTCTATCCCTTTATCAACAAATCCTTGCTTTTGGAAATTATCTTCAAAGTGAGTAACCGCTAAATTACCAGCTAATATCAATATTTGGCGAACATCAGCCTCAAACTTTTTACGGTCAGCTTCTAATTGCGGAAATAGTCGGTTATTTGCTGCCATTTGGTTTAATTAATTCGTTTGGCGCATCGGGCAAACCAAAGTTAGTCATTTTATCATTTGCAGTTGCCGCCTCAAAATATGGGTGCTTATTGTTAAAGATAATCCCTTTTTTACCACTATTGCCCCTCATTTCGGGAACAACAGGCGGTAATTTTATTTCACTATCGGGCGTTGGTTTGCCCTCCTCCACTTGTTGAACTGAACATCTACAATTCCACCCGTTTGGCGGATAGTAAACATCCCAAAACTTATCGTCTACGTGCTTAACCACTCCTTGCAATGCTTTGTGTTCATCCCTTACACGTCCATCTCCAGCCGTTCTATACTTCAAATAGGGTAAAACGTCCTTTTCATCTTCGTATTGTTGCCATTTGTCGCCATTTTGCGCACTTGCAAAAGCATGGTTTATTTCTGTTTGTAACCAATTCTTATTGTACTGCCCAAATATCTCACTAGCCTTTTCTTTGTATTGTTTCTTTGTCCTACGCTTACCATTTTCGTCTAAAAGGTATTCGCTAAACTCTTTTGCTTGTGCGCTTGTCTTAGCCCCCGAAAAAGTATAAACATTATCTTGGACTAACTTAACAAATGTAGGGTTTTTAATTTCAGCTAAGGTATCGACACCAATACCACTATAAACCGAATCCATTATCTTGGTGGCTATTTGTTCGTATAGCTGAATAGGTAGATTGTTCTTTGTGTATTTACCAGTATAGAATCCTACTAGGATTTCATCAATAAAAGCCTCATCCCAAATAGGAACGGGAGCCTCGCCATCTATTTCGTTGCAAATATCACAACTGTTTTCAGCTATAAAATTCTCGTAGGTAGTTGCTAAATTGACTTTTTTTTTTCAGTGCCTTTAGGCTCTGTCGGTGTTGGTTTAGCGTCTATCGGTGTGCCATAAGTAGCACTTAGGTAGTCAATAGGAATGTCAAAACCTAGCTTTAACAACTCTAAATCAATTTTAAATTGGTCTGATTTACTTAAATTTTCAGCATTATCAAACTCAAAGTGTCCTTTAATATTAAAGTTATGGAACTTGTTTAAATGTGGTATTAATACATTGTTTACTAAATTTTCAATGAAATATAAATCGTCTTTGATTATAGCATCATAACTGGATTGATGAACTTCGGCTTGACTTCTACTGCTGCCATCGTCCATAATCATGGTAGAACCTAAAATAAGCTTACTTAATTCAGAATTTACCCTATCTATCAACTCATTAAAAACGTGGTGTGAATCGGTCTTATTATCCCTTACAAACTCCAAAACATCATCGGTATCAAATACCCCAAAAGCATTTCTACCCATGTCTTGAAGCATTTGGAACATATTGTCCCTTAGCTCCTCATCTCTTACATTTGTTTTGCCCATCCTAAATGGGGTTCCAAATAGTTCGGCAAATTCAGTCCAAGAACCTAATGCAGTCTTTTTGAATATAACCAATGGAGCAGCTTTCATCAACAAACCCAAACTATCTGGCTTACCTATTCCAATCAACCACGGTTCATATTCGCCCTCATTGAATGGAATCAAAGCTTGGGTGTCGTAAGGACTTTTCCTTACCGATTTCCTTTGTGGGTAAACGTATTCCCTTGGAATGATCGTAACATCTTCAAAGGTCTTTTCTTTTCTGTTCCCTAATTGGATTAAGGAATAGCCATAGAATTTAGATTCAATAGCGTAACGAATAAAGTCCCTAAACCAAGCCGCCTCAAATATATCACTTTCAATATCTATTTCATTGTCCGATTCATCACAAATTTTAAAGTCCTTAGACAAAACATGGCTTATTCTATTCTCGATTGCAGCGGTCAAATGTGCATCAATAACAATATCGTTGTAAACTCTAATTAAATCAACCGTAGTACTGTTGTATTCATCTTCAAAGGCTATTACTCCATTTTTCCAACTGTTCAACTCTTGATTAAAACGATACATTTGTTGTACCGCAGTCATTTTCTTGATTCGCTTTGCCTCCGTTGTTGTTGGCTCTTTTTTAGCCTTAAATATGTCGAATAGTCCCATCTTAGTAATTTTGTGAACCTTTTTTTGTTTCTGAACCCCACTTTATAGCCCACCCCGTTTGGTTTTCAACTGATACAGGCGTTAATGTCGTTTGAATGTTACCGCTTATTGCATCTTCCATCCACTTTTCCGCCTCTTGCATCCCTTGAACTCTACCCTCTGGAATAACATCGGTATAAAGCCTTTGAAATAAGTAGTAAATGCTTAAATTAATACAAGCTTTTAATAGGCTTCTATTCCTATTTGTTCCCGTTTTAGCTAGTTCTACAACCATGTCAAACCTTGCTGAAATACGCTCCTTTAAACGGTTTTCAGCGTCCTTAATTACATCGGTAACAATCGTATCGGTATTATCCGTTAATTGGTTTATCGTACTTTGGTCGATATAGGTGTAAAGGTCTGCTTTAACTATAAAAGCCATGTTTAAAATCTTTTTGTTTGTATTCTTTGCCCAAATATAGGTTTTTTAATTATTCCACCACTCATAAACCTATCAAATTGTGGTTTAAATATTTCCATGTAAAGGTAATCATTCGCGTCGGAAACGTGGGCGTACTTTTCATAAGTAACCCCGCTTATCTTGTCCTTAGTCTTTTCTTTGAATTTTAAACCATCGGGCGCTTCTTTCAAATAAAGGTAGTCAGCTATGGCATTTGTACAATTTTCTCCTATTAATATCCTAGCGTCTTTTATGTTCCCAGCAAATATTTGGTTAATAAATTCCCCTCTCGATCTAACGGCGGGATTCCTACTAGGCAGCCTTTCAATAGGTTTAAACTTAGTCAGGTAGTTAGCTGCTAGAGTAAAGAAGTTTTCGCCCTTTTCTAGCTTTGTGTCTTGTTTCTTGCTTGTCCTATCTCCGTAAATAAAAACGCCCTCCTTATGGTATTTGTATCGCTCGTTAAAAGTATCGCAAGTTATTTTAAGCGTGTTGTGTGGCGACTTCAAACATATCTCGTCTATTTGCCTAACTTCAATAACTCCATCAATTGTTTCAACTTGATGAACGGTTAAAGTAAGGTAAGGCGTTACGTTTTCATCAAAAGAAATATGAAGCGGCAAATAATCACAATAATCAACAGGGATAACTTTGCTTAAATCAAAAGTTTTATAAAACCTATTCCCTACCTCCCTATTCCCCCACAGCCCTAATGTATAAACATTGTAATAATAAGGCGAAGTACGTTTAAAATCCTCGTAACTTGCCGAAATAGAACTAGGCAAATGTGGATTGTCTAGGTATGTAGAATGTATTGAAGTGTAAGAATAATCAACGTCCCCATCTGGCGTGTTTACCGTAATAGTGTTTCTGAATGTCTTTTCGTGAGTATGAGAAAAGAAGCGTTTGTGAATCCAAAAATCTGCAAAGTCGGGCGTGTCACTTTCGGGATTAAAACTAAATATCTCTTGCAAGTATGTACACTTGGAACTCCTAACCGTTGTTGATACCGTATTGAAATCGTCCTCGCTCATGTCGTTGCCCTCCTCGTACCATACAAAGGTAGGGTCTTTGATTGACTTGATTTTCTCGGCTCTATCTAAACCCCTTGCGATTAACCTATTTCCATTTGCGCAAACAATAGACAAAGGAGAAACCCCAAAAGTAAATAGACTGGACAAGCCCCATTCTTCAACTGTTT